GCTGAGCATACGAGTGACTTGTCTCTCATACTTGTTGCCATAACCGAAAGTAAGACCGCGCTGTCCGTCTTTCACTAAGTCCATAGCGCCCTTGCGAACTGTGGCTATGTAATACACAACAAAAGGGCGCGCGGTTGCTTTGTCACCAATACCGAGTGCAAGTAGTTTGCTCGTAAGACTCACAGACATATTGTCTGCAAGTTCAAGCGTGGGCTTGACTAACTCGAACTGAGCAGTAGTGATGCCAAGCGCGGTACGCAAGGCGAGAGCGTTGAATGTTTTCTTCATGAATGAATCTCCTAAATAACAAATGACAAAGCCCCATGTCGTTGGGGCTGTTACGACCGACTGAGTTCCCCCAATCGATAAATCTATTATACCACAATGTGTTTGTGCATACCCTTGACAGAGCGTATTCTGCTATGGCGAACCCCACCCTACCCCCATCACCCCTTTGAGACAGCCGTGCCACGATGCCCCGTGAACACTGTTTCGTAACCACAATTCAAATCTCTGTAATACTAAGTACCTACCCCCCATAAATTTTATAAAAAATCCAAATAACCTTTGTCAAACTTTGGACACTCCCATATGAAAAAAACCCCGACGCCTGTTGAACGTCGGGGTAAGGATGGTCATCCCATCAGGAGAAGCAAATGCGCAACTGCTTGCACACTTACCAGAAGTGAGTATATACTCCGCGAAACGAGGTTGCAAGGAACCACGCATGTTTGAACACTTGGTGCAATTTAATCCGGGGGTCACCAGTCCGGAGATGTTTATCGAACTCGATGATGCCGAGCCGGGAGAAGTGCTTTCTGCGCAACACAAGACAGTTGAGTGGCTCGAGAAACTAGGCGTGCGCCCAGACGACGAGATAGATACTGAGCAGCAAACAGCCGCAGCCAGACAAGCATTTGGCACGCTGACCACCACGGCTACCGACGCCGACCAAAAGGTAAACCTAATCCAACTAAAAACCCCAGAAGCTGTACGCCATTTAACTGGGATGCTGGCGGCTTACGACTGGGAGTTTGTGCAGCAAGCCAAGGAGATTAGAGGCTATGCGGTCGCCCAACTGATCGAAGAGACTAAGTCTACGAATGCAAATATCCGGCTTAAAGCCTTGGGCCTACTGGGCAAGGTCACGGAGGTTGGGCTGTTCACGGACAAGGTCGAGATCAAGAAAGCAGAACTCAGCGACAGCGAGATTGACGCCAAGATTAAAGAGAAACTTAGCAAATTCATGGGCGTCATAGACGTAGTCGATGTAACCGACGCTGACGACGTGTATACAAAAGACGAAAAAGTAGACACGTCCGAAGAACGTGTACAAGAAACCTCCGAAGATGAACCTAAACAGCCTGACCAGTCTGACGAAGCCTGAGCTTGCTGCTCTACAAAAGGCGCTTCCCACCATGACGGTGGCGGAGAAGGTAGAACTGATGGACATGTTGGACGTTCGTGAGAAGCGGGCTAGTCTAGCGGCGGCCCACGACTCCATGCTGGGGTTCGCAACAGCGGTCTATCCGGGGTTTAAGATTGGTCCGCACCACAGGAAACTGGCAAAAATCTTTCAAGACGTGCTGGACGGCAAGAAGAAGCGAGTAATCATCAACATCGCGCCACGTATGGGGAAGTCAGAGTTCTCCAGTTACCTGTTCCCTGCATACTTTCTAGGTAAAAACCCTAATAAGAAGATCATCATGGGCACGCACACTGCGGGTCTGTCCGAGGACTTTGGTCGTCGGGTACGAAACTTGATCGACTCGGAGGAGTATGCAGAGATTTTTCCTCAAACTCATGTGGCTGCTGACCAAAAGGCAGCCGGTAAGTGGTCTACGAGTGCTGGGGGCCAGTATTACGCTGCTGGTGTTGGGGGTGCTTTGGCTGGTCGTGGTGCCGATTTGTTTGTTATTGACGATCCTCACTCCGAACAAGACGTTAAAGCCAACTCAAGACTAGCTTTTGATACCGCGTGGTCGTGGATGCAGACCGGACCGCTCCAACGTCTGATGCCGGGGGGTGCGATCATCGTGGTGATGACCCGTTGGGGTTTGTTAGACCTGACGGGGCGCATCATTGACTATCAAACCCGTAATCCTGACTCCCCACGCTGGGAGATTGTGGAGTTGCCAGCCATTTTGCATGAGGGCACAGATAACGAGAAGTCGTTATGGCCTGAGCAGTGGCCTCTGGCGGCTTTAAAAAGTGCAAAGTCGTCGATTGACCCACGATATTGGAACGCGCAGTACATGCAGCAGCCCACTTCGGACAACAGCGCGGTCATCTCAAGGAAGATGTGGCGCATATGGGAGCCAGATGATCCTCCAACCTGCGACTACATCATCCAGTCATGGGATACGGCTCACGAAGTCAAAACAAATTCGGATTACTCTGCGTGTACAACGTGGGGTGTGTTCTACAACGAGGAAGAAGGCAGCCGAGCACAGATTATTCTGCTCGATGCGTTCAAAGACAGGATGACATTCCCAGAGTTAAAGGCTGTTGCGCTCAAACACTACAAGGAGTGGGAGCCTGATGCGTTCATTGTGGAGAAGAAGTCTGCTGGCGCACCACTGATACAAGAGTTTCGGGCGATGGGCATACCTGCGTGGGAGACAAACCCTAGTCGTGGCAATGACAAGATGGTACGATTGAATGCGATTGCAGACCTTTTTGCGTCAGGCATGGTGTGGGCGCCAGATACGCGCTGGGCGCGTGAGGTGATCGAAGAAGTTGCATCGTTCCCAGTTGGTGAGCATGATGACTTCGTTGACACTACGTCCCAAGCCCTGATGCGGTTCAGACAAGGCGGGTTCATATCGCTCGACAGCGATGAGAAAGACGAGCCAATAATTTTTAAACGTAGGCAACACGCTTACTACTGAGGACCAACATGGCAACCAATATCGACAAAGCGCTATACCAACAACCACAAGGCATTGATGCCTTAGCGCAGGAACAACCGGACGAGATTGAGATCGAGATTGTCGACCCCGAAGAAGTCAACATCCGTGCAGGTGACTTAGAAATACATATCGAGCCGGGCGAAGATGACGACGACTTTAACGCCAACTTGGCGGACGAGATGGACGATAGTGCAAAAGAGTCGTTTGCAGGGGACTTGGTTGAAGATATTGAGAACGACAAGAACTCACGCAAGGACTGGGAGAAAGCGTACACCCAAGGTTTGAAACTTCTGGGCTTGCAGTACGAGGAGCGAACAGAACCTTGGAACGGCGCGTCCGGCGTGTTCCACCCCATGATTACTGAAGCGGTGGTGCGCTTCCAGAGCGAGACGATCACAGAGATGTTCCCTGCGCAGGGACCTGTACGCACAAAAATTATTGGTAAAGAAACACCGCAAAAGAAAGAAGCTGCACAGCGTGTCGAGGAAGACATGAACTACCAGTTGACTGAGGTCATGAAGGAGTTCCGTCCAGAACAAGAACGTATGTTGTGGAGTTTGCCCGCTACGGGTTCAGCGTTTAAGAAGGTGTACGAAGACCCCAACATCGGGCGTCAAGTGTCTATGTTTGTGCCCGCAGAAGACATCATCCTGCCATACGGTGCGACGGATATGGACACCTGTTATCGCGTGACGCACGTCATGCGCAAGACAAAGAACGAGATTCTTAAACTCCAGCAAGCAGGGTTTTACTGCGACATGGAGTTGCCAGACCCAATGAAAGCGTCGCAAGACGACATCAAGAAAGCCAAAGATAAAGAGACTGGGTTTTCTGACCTAAACGACGAGCGTTATGTTCTATACGAGTGCCATGTGGACTTGGATTTAGAAGGCTTTGAAGACAAAGACGATGACGGCGAAGAAACCGGCATAGCATTACCATACGTAGTTACCCTAATAAAAGGCTCAAACGACATCCTGTCAATACGCCGCAACTGGAAGGAAGATGATGAGTACAGACTCAAGCGCCAGCACTTCGTCCACTACCAGTACATCCCCGGCTTTGGAGCCTACGGCTTCGGGCTCTTCCATCTCATCGGTGGATTTGCTAAATCAGCAACGAGCATCATGCGCCAGTTGGTTGACGCTGGCACTTTATCGAACCTCCCCGGAGGACTTAAATCGCGTGGTCTGCGAATCAAGGGAGATGACACCCCAATCGCCCCCGGTGAATTCCGTGACGTAGACATTGGCTCAGGCGCACTGCGGGAGAACATTCTCCCCCTGCCATACAAAGAACCAAGCGCGGTTCTGGCTGCACTGCTTGACAAGATCGTAGAAGAAGGGCGTCGTTTTGCGGCTACTGCGGACATGAACGTGTCCGATATGTCTGCGCAAGCACCTGTGGGTACAACGCTGGCTCTATTGGAGCGCCAGCTAAAGGTAATGACGGCGGTGCAAGCCCGTCTGCACTACTCATTCAAACAAGAGTTGGGCCTGTTGGCGGTCATCATCCGGGACAACGCCGACCCAGACTACAACTTTGACCCAGAAAAAGGTAACCGTTCTGCTCGTCAAGAAGACTACAAGAACGTAGACATTATTCCTGTGAGTGACCCAAATGCTGCCACGATGTCTCAGCGGGTTGTGCAGTATCAAGCGGTTATTCAGATGGCGGGGATGGCTCCGGACATTTACGACTTGCCACAACTACACCGCAGGATGCTGGAGGTTCTTGGCATTAAGAACCCAGACAAGTTAATTCCATTGCCAGACGACGAGAAGCCAAAAGACCCCGTGTCCGAGAACATGTCAGCCCTACGCATGGAGCCAATGAAAGCGTTCTTCTACCAAGATCACGAAGCGCATATCAAGGTGCACATGGCTATGGTGCAGGACCCCATAGTTCAGCAATTGGTGGGACAAAACCCCAAGGCACCAATGATGCAAGCTGCCATGATGGCGCATATTTCAGAACACGTTGGCTACGCCTACCGTGCCAAGATCGAGCAACAGTTGGGTATGCCTCTGCCTCCGGAAGACGAGAAGTTGCCACCAGAAATGGAGTTGGCGTTGTCGGGCATGATGGCGCAGGCGGCAAACCAAGTACTCCAACAGAGCCAAACCGCTGCTGCACAACAGCAAGCCCAGCAACAAGCGCAAGACCCGTTAATGCAGATGCAACAGCAAGAGTTGCAGATCAAGCAAGGCGAGTTGCAGCTTAAACAGCAGAAGATGCAGATTGACGCGGCAGCACAGGCAGACAAACTCAAACTCGATGAGAAGAAACTGCAAGTGGATGCGGCTGATAGGGCTGACAAAATGCACTTGGAAGAAAAGAAACTTATGGTCGACACCGCCGACAAAGCTGATCGTGCTGCACAGGCACGCAACAACACAAAAGGAAACACTTAACAAATGATTGAAGACTTCGCACGCGTATTGCGCGAAAAAATACGCACCGATATGAACAACTACGCAGATGACCTAGCCGCAGGTTCCTGCCAGACGTTCGACCAATATCAAAAACTCTGTGGGGTGATTCATGGTCTAGCCATCGCAGAGGGTTATCTACTCGACCTTGCAAAGAAAGTTGACGAATCAGATGAGTGAAATACTCCTGCCCCCCTCCATCCAACAATTGGATGCCCCCGACTCAGAGGAAGCAAAAGCCTCTGCATTACCCATCCCGACAGGCTACAAAATCCTGTGCATCGTCCCTCCCGTGGACGAGAAGTTAGCGGGGACCTCACTCGATTTAATTCGAGATGCAACGACTTTGCGCCAAGAAGAACACGCCACTACGGTGTTGTTTGTCATGCGTGTAGGGTCAGACGCGTACAAAGATAAAACCAAGTTCCCCTCGGGCGCGTGGTGCAAAGAAGGTGACTTCGTCTTAGTACGTACGTACTCCGGTACGCGATTCAA